GCTAAACAAGGTCGCGCAGACGTATTCGAACCCGCATGGGAATGGTTCCAGTCAGGACCTGTCCAGCGACTGATGCCCGGTGGTTCGATCATCGTGGTGATGACCCGGTGGTCGAAGATGGACCTGACGGGCAAGATTGTGGACCACATGACCCGCGAAGACGACGCAGATGAATGGGAAGTGGTTGAGTTCCCTGCGATCCTGAACGAGAAACCGCTATGGCCAGAGTTCTGGAGCATAGAGGAGTTGATGGGCAAGAAGGCTTCGATGGACGTGCGGTATTGGCAGGCCCAGTACATGCAGCAGCCGACCTCGGAGGAAGGTGCCCTCATCAAGCGCGAGTGGTGGCAGGTCTGGGACAAAGACGCCCCGCCCATGTGTGAGCACATCATCATGTCGCTCGACGCTGCCCAAGAGAAGACCAACCGGTCGGACTTCAACGCCCTCCTGACTTGGGGGGTGTTCTTCAACGAAGAGACTAAAAACTACAACATCATCCTGTTGAACGCCATCAAGGAGCGCCTTGAGTTCCCGGAACTGAAGCAGCGGGTGTTGGAGGAGTACAAGGACTGGAACCCGGACACCTTCATCGTCGAGAAGAAATCGAACGGTGCGGCGCTCTATCAGGAGATGCGTCGGATGGGGGTCCCCATCTCAGAGTTCACGCCGGGCAAGGGTCAGGACAAGATAAGCAGAGTAAACGCCGTAACTGACCTCTTCTCTTCCGGTATAGTCTGGGTCCCGGACCGTCGCTGGGCTAAAGAAGTTGTGGAGGAGTGCAACGATTTCCCCTCTGGCACGCATGACGACTTAGTTGACGCGACGACTTTGGCACTTATCAGGTTCAGGCAGGGTGGGTTTATCCGCCTGCCGACAGATGAGCCTGAGCCGACGAAGTGGTTTAAGAGCCACAGACGAGAAGGGTTCTACTGATGGTTACGCAGAAGTTCATGGGCCGTGGTCAGTTGATTAACCGACTTGCAGCGCAGGTTGGGAATCGGGATACTGCTATTGACATTTTGAAAAAGCGTGGACACGTAGATGCCAAGGGCAACCTGACCCCAGAAGGTCGCAAGCGCGACATCATGACCGCTGAAGAGCGGGCTAAGGACCGGGCGGCTAAGTCTACTGGCAGGTCAGTTGAGCAGTACACATATAATCCGAAGACAAATACAGCGGCGCTGCGGCGGCGTTAGGAGAGCATCATGGCTATTGATAAAGGTCTGTATGAAGCCCCGGTTGGCCTTGGCGCACTGCCTGAGCCTGACCTTGTAATTGAGGTTGAAGACCCAGAGTCGATGACTATCGGCATGGACGGTGCCCTCATCGAGCTGATGAAAGAAGAGCCGCGTGCTGAGCAGTTCGACGCCAACCTCGCGGAGTTTATAAGCGAGGGGGACCTGCAGAGCCTTGCGAGTGAACTCATCGGCCACTGTGAGCAGGACCTCTCCAGCCGTAAGGACTGGCTCGACACCTATATTAAAGGACTGAAGATTCTGGGCATCCGGTACGAGGAGCGTACTGAGCCGTGGCCGGGTGCGTGTGGCGTGTTCCACCCCCTCCTCATGGAGTCGGCAGTCAAGTTCCAGTCCGAGACCATCATGGAGACCTTTCCTGCGGCAGGGCCGGTCAAGACCAAGATCGTAGGTAAAGAGACCCCGGAGAAGAAGGACGCTGCCATCCGTGTTGCGGATGACATGAACTATCAGTTGACCGAGGTCATGAAGGAGTACCGCCCGGAGCACGAGCGGCTGCTGTTGAGCCTTGCCCTGTCGGGTAACGCCTTCAAGAAGATGTACTTCGACCCCTCGCTCAACCGTCAGACTGCGGTGTTCATCCCGGCTGAGGACATCATCGTCCCCTACGGTGCGCCGAACCTTGAGTCATCTGAGCGTGTCACGCACCGGATGCGTAAGACCAAGAACGAACTGCGTAAGCTTCAGTACGCAGGGTTCTACCGGGACATCGACTTGGGCGACCCGGTTCGCACGATGGACGAGGTGGAGAAGCAGAAGGCAGAGGACCAAGGCTTCTCGGCGTCGATGGACGACCGGTTCCAGTTGCTTGAGATGCACGTCAACCTCGACCTTGCTGGCTACGCGGATACGGATGAGGACAACAACGAGACAGGCATCGCGCTTCCTTATGTGGTGACCATCGAGAAGGGCACCGGGACGGTCTTGGCGATACGGCGGAATTGGCGTGAAGATGACAAACTCAAGGAGAAGCGGCAGCACTTTGTCCATTACGGATATATTCCCGGCTTTGGCTTCTATTATTTCGGGCTTATCCACCTCATCGGTGGGCACAGCAAGGCCGCGACCTCTCTCCTTCGCCAACTTGTCGATGCTGGAACTCTTAGCAATCTTCCGGGTGGCCTCAAGTCACGTGGCCTGCGTATCAAGGGGGACGACACCCCCATCGCTCCCGGAGAATTCCGCGACGTAGACGTGCCCTCGGGCGCGATCCGCGACAACATTTTGCCCCTGCCGTACAAGGAGCCGAGCCAGACGCTCTCCCTCCTCATGGACCGGATTGTCGAGGAAGGACGCCGCTTCGCTGCGGTCTCGGACCTCAAAGTCAGCGACATGTCGTCGCAGGCCCCGGTCGGTACGACGCTTGCCATCCTTGAGCGTGTTCTCAAAGTGATGAGCGCGGTGCAGGCCCGTATCTACTACACGATGAAGCAGGAGTTCAAACTCCTCGCGGGCATCATCCGTGACAACACCCCGGATGAGTATTCGTACGAGCCGGAGGTGGGTGACCGCAAGGCCAAGAAGGCTGACTACGATGACGTGGATGTCATTCCGGTGTCGGACCCGAACGCGGCCACGATGTCGCAAAAGATCGTGCAATACCAAGCGGTGCTCCAACTCAGCCAGACCGCTCCGCAGATCTATGATATGCCGTACCTTCATCGTCAGATGATTGAGACTCTGGGCGTCAAAAATGCTCAGAAAATCATCCCCGTTGAGGACGATATGAAGCCTGTTGATCCTGTCACCGAGAACATGAATATCTTGACGGGCAAACCTGTCAAAGCGTTCTTGTATCAGGACCACGAGGCGCATATCCGGGTGCATATGTCGGCTATGCAGGATCCGAAGATCATGCAGATAGTGGGCCAGAACCCACAGGCGCAGCAACTCATGGGCGCTGCTCAGGCGCACTTGATGGAGCATATTGCGTTCGAGTACCGCAAACAGATCGAGAAGCAACTCGGCTCTACGCTGCCCCCGCCGCCGGATAAGGATAACGACGAGAGTTATCTGCCAGAGGCTGTTGAGATCCAGATCTCTCAACTCGCGGCTCAAGCCGCCGCTCAGTTGCTACAGAAAGATATGGCAGAAGCACAAGCGCAGCAGGTTGCTCAGCAGCAACAGGACCCGATCATCCAGATGCAGCAGCAAGAACTGCAACTTCGCGCACAGGAACTGCAACTCAAAGCGCAGCAAATGCAAGTTGACGCCCAGATCAGGATGGAAGAGCAGAAGCGGAAAATCCAGAAAGACGCCGTTGATGCTGCCGCCCGAGTCGATGAGTTGGAGCTTCGTCAAGCCGAAGCCTCTGCCAGACAGCAGCTTGAGGCTGCGAAGATGGGCGTTGATATCCAGAAGGACAAAGCCAAGCAGCAGGCCGAAGGTGTACGCCTTGGGATGGAGATTGCTAAGGCAAAGGATCTCGCCGACATTGCACGCACGTCGGCATCCAGTAAGTCCAAGTCAAAGGAGTAACTGTAGACCATGAACTACAGCACACCGCTTGAGTACCTCAATTCAAAACTTGAGGAAGAGAAGCGACTGATCGTTGACAGCCTTATACAGGGCAAACTCAGCGAATCTGAGTACAAACGTCTTTGCGGGGCGTTACAGGGTCTCGACCTCGCTAAGAATCATATTAAAGACCTTTCCAACAAACTGGAGCGTGCTGATGAGTAATATTGATGTAAAAGCCACTAAGGAGCAGGCAGAGAAGGCAAAACTTCTTCCTGAGCCAAGGGGCTACCGAATCCTCTGCGCCATCCCGCAGGTGGAGGAGGAGTACGAAGGTGGCATCATCAAGGCCGAGGACACCAAGAAGACTGAGGAGCAGACGACTGTCGTTCTGTTCGTGGTCAAGATGGGCGACCTCTGTTATGCCGACAAGGACCGGTTTCCGACTGGCCCGTGGTGCAAGGAGGGGGATTTTGTCCTCACCCGTCCGTACTCGGGCACCCGCGTGGTTATCCACGGGCGTGAATTCCGGCTCATTAACGACGACACGGTGGAAGCGGTGGTTGAAGACCCCCGTGGCATCCGCCGCGCTTAAAGGAGGCGCTTATGGCAAACCAGCAAGAATTTACGTTTCCTGACGAAAAGTCGGAGGAACTAAGCATCGAAGTTGTCGATGACATGCCCCCCGAAGACCGGGCGCATGCTAAGCCTATGCCCAAGGAGATTGTCGAGGAACTCGAAAAGGACGACCTTGATAAGTACTCCGACGACGTGAAAGAGCGTTTCCGGCAGATGAAGAAGGTCTGGAACGACGAGCGTCGGGAGAAGGAGCGTTTTGCTCGTGAAAAGGCGGAAGCTGAACGTTTTGCTCATGCTCAGTTTGAGGAAAATCGTAAGCTAAAACAACGACTTGGACAGGGTGAAAAGGTCTATATTCAAGAGGTCACTAAGGCTGCAAATATCGAACTTGTTACCGCTAAGGAAAAGTTGAAGCAGGCTTATGACTCTGGGGATTCTGAGAAAATTACCGATGCACAAGAAAGCTTGACAGAAGCTAAGCTTAAACTTCGGGAATATGAAAGATTCAAACCCTCTTTACAAACTGAAGAACAAGGTGTACAAACAAACGAGCAGGTAACGACACCGCAAGCATCTGCTCCAGTCTTTGACCCAAAAGCTGAGACTTGGAGACAGAAAAATGCTTGGTTCGGTGTGGACGAGGAGATGACTGCCCTCGCGCTCGGCCTGCACGAAAAATTGGTCCGGTCTGGTATGGATCCGCGTAGCGATGATTACTACCACCGTATCGACGAGACGATGAAGAAGCGATTTCCGGAGGTATTTGAAGGTACAACTGAGGAAGAGCCAACGAGGGAGCAGGCCAAACCCGTCCCCCGTGCAAAGCCAGCAGCCAATGTGGTTGCTCCGGTTACTCGGGCCACATCCCCGAAGCAGGTTCGATTAACAAGCTCTCAAGTTGCGCTTGCTAAGAAACTTGGCTTGAGCAACGAGCAGTATGCAAAAGAACTTATGAAACTGGAGAACAACAATGGTTGAAAGTCGTCTTGATCGTGAACTGGAAAAGCGTGAATCAACGCAGCGTAAAGTCACTTGGACGCCGCCGCAGGTGCTTCCTTCACCCAAGGAGCAGCCCGGTTGGGTATTTAGGTGGATCCGGACCAGTTTGATGGGTACATCAGACCCAACGAATACGTCCGCAAAACTCCGTGAGGGTTGGGAGCCTTGTAGGGCCGAAGACCACCCGGAGTTGATGCTACAGG